TTCCTGTACATGATTGATGATGTTGAGAAATGGAACGACATAAATGAGCTCCGGAAGAGCAATCCTAATCTCGGGGTCTCGGTCTCTGTGGACTACCTTCTGGAAGAGATAGCAGTCGCCGAAGGGAGCCTGTCCAAGAAGGCTGAGTTCATGACGAAGTACTGCAACATCAAGCAGAACAGCTCCCTGGCATGGCTCCCCGCCGAGACTGTACGGAAGGCCTGTGGAGACGCCCTCCGGCTTGATGACTTCCGTGGATCATATTGTGTGGGCGGTATCGACCTGTCGCAGACACGCGACCTGACGGCCTGCACGGTGGTCATTGAGCGGAATGGTGAGCTGTACGTTATAGCTCACTTTTTTATGCCGTCGGAGCGCATTGACGAAGCAACGCAGAGGGATGGAGTGCCGTACATGGTATACGTCCAGAGAGGCCTGCTGACTCTCTCGGGAGACAACTTCGTGGACTACCGCGATTGTTACAGATGGTTTACGGACCTTGTGGAGAAGTATAAGATCCTGCCGCTGAAAGTCGGATATGACCGTTACAGTGCGCAATACCTTGTGCAGGATATGAGCACATTCGGCTTCCACATGGACGACGTTTACCAGGGCGAAAATCTCTACGGAGTTATTCAGGAAACACAGGGCCTTCTGGAAGATGGAAAAATCCATATCGGAGACAATGACCTCCTGAAAATCCACCTGCTCAACTCAGCGATCAAGATGAGCGCGGAGCGCGGGCGTGGGAAGCTCGTTAAGCTCTCACCGTCCGTACATATCGACGGAGTGGCGGCGCTTCTTGATGCGATGACGGTCCGCCAAAAGTATTATGTCGAGATCGGCGGACAATTGAGGAATGAATGACATGGGAATTTTTAACTGGCTATTTGGAAAGAGCCCAAAGCCTGCGGGCCAATATCAAGGTGAATACAAGATGCTGACGGGATACGCGCCGAACTTCACGCGATGGGGCGGCGATGCTTACCAGAACGAACTGGTCCGGGCGGCGATCGGCGCGAGAGCTACCCACATCAGCAAATTGAAAGTCGAGACACAGGGATCCGCGAGGCGTGCGCTGCAGGTAAAGCTCAAGCACGGGCCAAACCAGATGCAGACATGGAGCCAGTTCCTATATCGTCTGAGCACGATCCTGGACATGCACAATACAGCCTTTATCGTGCCTGTATGGGACGAATACGGAGAGCCCAGTGGGGTTTATGCCCCGCTTCCGGAACGTGCCAAGGTGGTCCAATATGACGGCACACCGTACCTTCGTTATGAGTTCTCATGGGGAGAGTCGGCAGCGGTCGAGCTGGAATACTGCGGGATTATGACCAAATTCCAGTATAAATCCGACTTCTTCGGTGAAAACAATGCGGCGCTCATTCCAACGATGGATCTTATTCACATTCAGAATCAAGGCATACAGGAGGGCGTCAAGAGCGCGGCGACTTACCGCTTCATGGCACAGCTCGCGAACTTCTCAAGCGCGGAAGACCTGGCTAAAGAGCGAAAGCGGTTCACTGCTGAAAACTTCGCACGTGACGCAGAGGGCGGCGGCCTGCTGCTGTTCCCGAATACGTACAAGGACATCCGACAGATTGACGTCAACCCGTGGGTCATTGATGCGGACCAGATGAAGGCGATCAAAGACAATGTCTATCAGTATTTCGGCGTGAACGAAGACGTACTCACAAATAAGGCCGTCGGCGATTCGTGGAGTGCATTCTACGAGGGCGCGATCGAGCCTTTTGCAATTCAGTTCAGCGAAGTAATGACTAAGATGTTGTTTACCTTGCGCGAACAGTCGCAGGGCAACAAAGTCACGGCGACCGCCAACCGCATCCAATATATGACCAACAAGGACAAATTGGACGTTACTAATGGATGGGCAGATCGTGGCATGGCAAAAATTGACGAAATGCGCGAAGTATGGGGACTGCCGCCGCTTCCGGATGGCAAAGGTGAGGCGATTCCGATCCGCGGCGAATACTACGATCTGCGGAATGGCGATCGCATCCAGAGCATGACAGTAACAGAGGACGATACAGATGACGAAGGAAATTAGAGCGTTTAACTTTGAGGTCCGTGCCGAACAGAACGACGAGCACGGTCGATTCCTGGCCGGACAGCCGATCGTGTACAATGAGCGCACAAACCTCAATTGGTATGACGAAATCATTGACGACGGCGCACTCACGGAAACAGATCTCCGTGACGTGCGTTTTTTGGTTAATCACAATACGGACATGATCCCTCTGGCAAGGTCCAGAAACAATAACGCGAATTCGACCATGCAGATGCAGGTCGTGCCAGGCGTGGGAATGTCCATTCGCGTTGATCTCGATACAGAGAACAATGCGGAAGCAAAGAGCCTGTATTCGGCTGTAAGCCGTGGAGACATAACCGGAATGTCCTTCATGTTTATGGTCGATTCGGATAGTTGGGACGATCTGGAAAGCGATCACCCTACTCGGCACATTCGGAAGATCTCGAAGGTGTACGAGGTGAGCGCCGTGACCTTCCCGGCATATGAAGCGACATCGATTACCGCAAGAGGCCTGTCTGATGCACTGGATAGTGCGAAGGCATCACTGGAGAGTGCGAAAGCCGAAAAGCGCGAAATCGAGCGCAAGAAGCAGAAACTCAGAATTCTTATGGAGGTATGAACATGGAATTCAAAAATATGACCGTCGAGGAGCTCGAGGCCAGGCGCGTCCAGATCGGTGAAGAAGTCGAGAAGGACGGAGCGGACCTCGACGCACTTGAGGCAGAGATCAAGGGCATCAAGGCAGAACTTGAGGCTCGCAAAGAAGCCGCCGCAAAGAAGGCGGAAATCAGAAACGCAGTAGCAAGCGGCGACGGAAAAGTCGTTGCAGAGATTCCCGCACAGGAGAAGAGAACAATGGAAGAAATCAAATACAATGCACAGTCTCCGGAATACAGAACAGCGTGGCTCAAGAACATCGCCCAGCGCGACGGCCAGAAGATCTTCGGCGAGCTTACCGAGACTGAGCAGAGAGCATTTACATTTACAACGGCAAACAGCGGCGCAGTGGTCCCTACCGAGACCCTTAACAGGATCGTGGAGCTCGTCCAGAGCATGGCCCCCATGTATGATGACGCAACCAAGACCGGCATGACAAAGGGCTTCGGCGTGCCGAGGCATAAGGCCATCGTGGCCGGCGATGCTGCTGCTACCAATGAGGGCGTGGCGAATGTGGACGAAGAGGATGCATTCGACCTGCTCGCGCTGGACGGCGTAGAGATTAAGAAGCATGTCGAGATCACCCGCAAAATGCAGTGGCAGTCCATCGACGCTTTCGAGGCGTGGCTGACTGATCATATTGCAAAGAGAATCGCAGTTGCCAAGGATGCGCAGATCCGTGCCAGACTCGACGCTGTCGCTACCGGCATTGCAGCCGCAAACGTCCTGACGGCTCAGTCTTATACCGAGGCCACCGTTCGCGCTATCCTCGCAAAGATCAAAGAGGCGGGCACGAAGGTCTGGTATGCCAACACAAACACAATCTGGAACGGCCTCGCAGGCATTCAGGACGGAAACGATCGTCCCCTGTTTGTCCCTTCTACTACCGACAGCGATCCTACGGTGCAGGGCCGTATCTATGGCGGTTCTGTCAAGGTAGATGAGAACCTGGCTGACAACGTGGTTTACGTCGGTGTTCCTGCTTCCATCCTTGCCAACGACTTCGAGGATCTGTTCATGCAGAACAGCATCGATCCTAAGACCTTCAAGACCATCATCGCCGGCTACTCCCTGTTTGATGCAGGCCTTGAGAATCCCCTGGCTATGGTCAAGGCTACATTCACGGCATAAGATTTAAGGAGGTCAGGGCATCATGCTAGAGAAGGTCAAGCTGGCCCTCCGGATAGTCACGAATGACTTTGACGGAGAGCTTAACGATTTAATCACCGCCGCCCTGCTCGACATGGGCGTGGCCGGGGTCGCAGAGCCGGACGACACAGATGCCCTGATCATCCGGGCGGTCATCACGTACTGCCGCCTTAACTTCGGGGCTCCGGACGACTATGACCGGCTGAAGGCATCGTATGACGAACAGAAAGCCCAGCTGTCCACGTGTACAGGTTACACGGACTGGCTGGGAGCGGAGGAATGATATGGACAGGTCAACACCGTTCTATCTGGTCTCCGCTGTGATACAGACCGAC